ATCGTCAACTAAATCAGCCCACTCGTAGTCTGATAAACTTAATCTTCTTCTGCTGTGCGGAGTATCAATTTGAGGTGTGTCTCCATGTCTGCTCGTTCTTAATTGAGCTGAAGTTACGCCTACTTGGTCAAAAAATGCGTTTTTGCCATTGATAGTTTCCACGTCAACAGAACCTCTTAACTTACTTCCCATTTGTTGAGATAGCATAGTTACATTTGAACTATACTGTTCAACAAAAGAAGTTGATATTTGATTAGACATACTAATCTCCTTTTGGTTATGTTAATGTTTATGTTTAAACGGCTGATTATCCTTGCGGGTCGAAACCTAGCTTTTACATCTTGTAGATGTTAGTCTATTCCTAATGTCATTCGGGGTCTTGCGATTATCCCAATATTTGAGCTATACTTGATTTTTCTTTTCTCGTAAAGCCAAAACTTCTTCTACTGCAAGTTTGTGATTAGGATGATTTTTATCCCAATACGCTGAACCTGGCATAGTTAATTCTCCAATATCTTTTTCAAGTTGAGCTGGTGTTTGGTAAGTTGGCCCAGAGGATTGAGTTATACTATCCTCTCCCATCTTTCCCGCCAACTGTGCAAATGCTTTTATCATAACTGGATGATCTCCTAATTTAGTTCCGTCTGCCATATTAGCATTTAACAATTCGTTAGCACCTACTGATTGTGCAAGGTTAGCAGCTTGTGATACTTTTTGATCGTATGCTTGACCCCACTCTTTTTTAAGTTCAGAAGTGCTAGCTTCTCTTGCTGCAACAGCTACGTTATCTTGTTCTTGTTGTACTTTAGACATGGCCTCATTATAAAATTGTACTACTCCGTTTGCTTGACCAGGAAGTAATCCAAGTTTATGAGCTTGGGTTGAAAAATTATTTAATGCTTCAGCATCTAGGTTTTTATCTTCTGGTAAATCATATTTATAGCCAGTAGCATCCGCTGGTCTCCCTAATTTTTCGTAAACTGCATCCCAATCTTTATCGGTAGCAAATTTATTTGGAACTGGGATTTTATCAGAGCCAACTAATTTTTGTGCATGAACATAAGATTTAGCTAAACCTTCTATATCTTTAATATTTTCTAAAGATTTATCAGCTCTTATTTCATCGGAAAGATTTGCTTTCCAATCTGTTACTACTGTTTCTGGTGTTAGTGCTGTTGATGTTGTTTCTGTTTCCGCAGACACTTGGCTTGTAGGCTCAACTGCTACCTGGTTTGTTTCGCTGCTCATTTATCCTCCATGGGTTTTTTTGTAAGCATATTATTAATAAACAAGATTGCTGATCTTGTGCCTTCTAAAAATGCGCTTTCGTGACTATCTCCTTTTGTATGAGTAGTGCTATAAAATCCGCATCTTTTTTTTAAATCTTCCAAAACACTTTTACCTTCGGGAGAATTAAAAACTTGTTTGTAATTAAGTTCTAGTTGTTTAAGTTCTTTACTGTCCACCTAAAACCTTTAAAGCTGGCGCAACTTTACCAGCACTTTCCGCTACTTGTTGTGCTTGTTGTAACTGCATCTGTTCCATTTCTTGTTGTTGTTTTTCTTGTTGTTTTTGTTGTACTTCAGCTTTTGATCTCATAATTTTTGCGGGTAAGCCTAACACTTCTTGAATGTGATCGACTAAACCATCTATATCTAAGTAATCAAAAACGGGTGCTATGTTTTGCAATGAACCAAATATTTCCATTCCACGCATTACAGATGAAAGCTCTTGAGTTTTTTGTGCTTTAGCTAATGGAGATACATATTCAATTTCTACATCTTGATCGCCAATTTCTTCTGGGATCGGAGGTAGCTTATTATTTTTTAATAATAAATTAAATGCTCTAGTAATTAGTGGCTGCAATAACTCAGATTGCAATCTACCTAACACGGGGCCAAGCAATCTCATTTTTTCTTCTGTTCTTTGCATAACTTCAGTAGCCGTCATGTTTGAACCTTGCGCTGTCATTAACTGATCGACAAAAAAGTTTTCTCTAATTGCTTTTCTTCTTTGTTCTTCCATTGCTAAACCAAGTGGATTGTTTGCACCAATATTTAAGGGTTCAATTCTTTCTCTAGTACCCGATCTATAAAAGTTTAATCCGCCAGGCACAGTTCTAATTGGTAAAATAAATCCATCATCTGGAACCATTAAAGGTGGATCAATTTGTTTTTGAGCTGCTTTGATAGTTGTCTTAGACATTGTGTTTAACATCTTAGTATCTGGTAAAGCATTCATTGCTGGAGATCTGCCGTAGATTTCGTTTGATGAAGATTTTAAATAACGAGGAACTACATAAGGAAATTCTTTAAAGCCACTTTCTCTTAATAGTGTTCCCGTCTTTTCGTGAACATGACATGATACCCAATCCATATTTTTATTATTATCAGAACCCATAGGTGTCTCATTTGGGTAAACTGAATGAATAATTACAGCATCATCATAAGGAGCTTTTGCAATATCCGTTAAAATAGCTTGAGGTAAATCTGCGTCTGCATACATTGAAGGTATGTTTTTATTTTTAAGATGAAATCTTCTAGTTAAACTATCAACCATACCTTTACTATCTTCAGTAATAAATATTTCTGATATGTGTAAAGTTTTAAATCTTAAATCATCTTTCATATCATCTGTTATAAACATAGCGGATGTACCAAAGCATAACATTTCGTGGTAAAGTTCAAACACTTCTTGTTGGAAATTAGATCTAGCAAATACTTGCTGCATAATTTTTGCGCAACTCTCAAGCCATTCGTTAGCAGCATCATCGTCAGCTGCCATTTGATTTCTAAATTTTAAAACAAACCATGGAGAAATTGTATTCGTCAACATCCCATTTAAAGATGAGGCTAATAATTCTAATGCGTGTGTTGCAGTACCATCAAAAATTTGCTGATGACGTTTATCGCCTGGTGTATGCTTTTCAGTTATGTTTGCTTTTCTTGGTAAAAAATAATCTGCAAGTTCTTGCCAATGATCTTCCCAGGTACTTCTTTTAGCTTTAAGAGAATTATATCTCTCTATTACCATTTTTGCTTTTGGATCTTGTGCCATTTATGCTCCCACCTTTTTCATTGCAATTTTATGTGATTTTGTAAAACTTGTTCCTTTGTTCATGGCTGTTTTCATTTCCTTCATATGTTTTTTCGAATGATGTACGCTATGTTTTTTTAAAGTTGCTTGTTGTTTTGCAGTTATTGCCATCTATGCTCCCAATGTTTTCTTGGTTGTGTTTAAATTAGTATCGCCTAAACCACTTGCTGTTTTTAAAATAGTTTGTTTTCTACCTTTTTTATTATTAGCTAAAAGAGTTGCACCTGATGAATAACTTGCTGAAGGTTCAGCAGCATTTGTAGCAGTTGCTTGTGATATTTCTGCTGTAGTTGGAGCTGTTACATTGTTTACTGGTAAAACTTGAGCAGATGCTTCTAATATAGATTGGTTATTATTATTGTTGCCTTTTTCTCCAGTAACACGTCGATCTGATATAGTTGTATAGCCTTTTCCTTTTAATGCTGATAAACCATCTTTTGAAAGAATTTTCTCATCAGTTAAATTTATTTTTTCTGAAGGAGGAACATTTGTATTGTATTTTGAAATAAATTTTTGTCTCCTTTTTAAATTACTTTTTGAAGCAGCTTTTCCAATAGTTTCACTAAAAATGTGTCCAAAAGCTCCGCCACCTTGTATAAATGATTTTAATTTACTTGGAGGTTTAGTGTAACCAAATTTAGTTTTTGTACTTGTATCCTTTGAAGTTCTTGAATTTAATCCACTCATATTATCCTCCTAATAAAGTTTTCTTAGTTGTGATTTCATCATCTTCTAAACCATCAGCTGTTGTTAATATTGTTGAGCTTCTACCTTTTCTATTTCTTCTAATGGAAGCTCTTTTTTCTGCAATTTTTAAAATTCTTTCTGCATCATCTACCTTTGGTGCTTCAACTATAACTGGTTTTTGTTCTGGTATAGCTGGCATCGCTGGTACACTTGGTATAAAAGGTTTAAAAATTTTTTCTACTACTCCACCCATAATTTATTTCTCCGTGTGTATTTCATAATTGTTTTCGGCTAATTTTTGTTCAGCCATTTTTTGTCTTGGTAATTCCGATAAAGATATAGCCATGTATCTTGCAGCATCGCAAGCGTGTGAGCTAAAATCCTTAACGGGTTTTGCACTAAAAATTCTCATCTTATCATTGTACTTACGATGATGATGTCTTAACGCAGCTAATAATGGTTTTGTTGCATCAGCATCAAACCAACATTTAGGTAACACCATTTTTAAACTGTGGATACCATCTTCTAATCCAAGTTTAGGCAGTACCCTAAATCTTATTCCTAATTGGTAAGCGATCTCTCGTCTCGTTTTACCATTACTAAATTCGTGAGTTTCTATGTCGTGTGGCGCATAGTGTTCGCTATAGACATAATCTTTATCTTTAATCATCTGAACATAATGAGGTAACCCTTCTCTATTATTTTCATAATAATCAATAACCATTATTTGATTTCCAATTTGTTGAAAAAAAATTATAGCGGTGTTGTCTCCATATCCCAAATCCCAGGCGGTATTCACTAGGAAAGCTGGATCATAAGCGATATGACTTATTTGTTTTTTATCTTCAATCTTTTGAATTATGTTTCCATAAATCGAGCCACTTATATTCGCAATCCAATCGCACTCAAATTCTTGTTGATATTTTGAATCCCCCATCTGAGCTTTAGCAGCGTCTAATTCTTCTTGATCGACTAATTTAGTCTCACTTGCTTTAGCAGTATAAGCCAACCATTTAGGATCCCCCAAAGCGTATTGGTATAGATCATAAAATATATTACTCACTCCTTGTGGAGTAGAAATAAAATAGGCAAATCCCTTTCTGTCAGAGATAGCGGGTCGCAAAATTTCGTTCCATAGTATCGGGTTCATCTGTGAACATTCATCGACACAAATTCCGTCAGCGTAAATTCCTCTAATACGATCTGGATCCTCTCCAGACATCAATGTTATTCTTGCGCCATTGGGGAAGTCGCATCTTAACTCGGTTTCGTTAAATGTCGTTCCTGGAATACAGCCAGCGTATTGCTTTAGATAATCCCAACAAACCCTCTTTATACTTACGAATGTTGGCCCGATCAGATAATACCTGGGGTTCTTCTTATCATTGGTTAGAGCTTTCCTAATCAAGTGTAAAATAACCAGTATTGTTTTTCCGAAACGTCTATGACAATTTAGAACTGCAAATCTATGATTATCCAAATCCTCATGCAGCTTCGCTTGTAATGGCCGAGGCGTATAAGGGATCTGGATGTGCATTAGAAAATTATAGAAATTACAATAACAACCGCAGCAACTACTACAGCCGCTTTTATATTTGTGCTTCTACTATTCCAATATTTTATTATCTTATCCATTATTCCTCCTAGTGTAGTGTGGGTAGATCAGTACAATCTAAAATTGATTGATACTCAATCCCACTATTTTTCATTAATTTTTTTACAAAATGATCTGCGTGTTTTGTGTCGTCAAAGCCATTCAAATGGATAACCATGCCATTCGTATCTTCAGCCAGGAAAACTGTTGCAGTAATCATTTTATCTTTTATTTTC